TGTTGTCTACAAACATAAATTTCTTCCAATAACTGCCTCTTATATTCCAAGGTCAGGCCAAAAAAATGAAAAGTTAAGGGGAAGAAACGTGGCAAGGGACCCACCCCCAGGAGTCTCGACTGTGATATTCATATCAATGCCAGATTCAATTTCGTTCACATACTTTCTAAATGCTCTCACATCTCCAAGTCTCATTTTTTGTTCAACAAAGTTTTTAACTGTTTCAGAATCATAATCATCTTCAACTGCAACAACTTGCTTTAAAAGTGTGTATGTTGAAGCGTCAGTAAATTCAGGTCCCATTTCTTTAGACATTTCATCCAAATGAGTTTCAATATCTTCAACATCACCAGTATTTAATAGTCTAAATTTTATTGTTGTTTGAGCAACAGGTAATTTAAATGTAAAATGACCATTTTCATCAGGTTTTACACCTAAATGTTTAATTCCTAATTTAGATAAATCAAGTTCAACCTCAAATTCTTTATAATCATCGTTAGGGTCATTCAATTTAATTTTATACATTGGTCCAAAACCTGTAGAACGTAACCAAATCATAATTGCATTTCTATCACCAACATGTAAATCTTTATATCTAATGTTAGTATCTAATATTTTTCTATTGATTAATATCTCTAAAAACTTTCCTGACTTTAAAAGATTTGGGTTGGTAATGATATTCTCATCCATAGCATTCAAATAAGCCACTTTTAAGGCACTTTTACCTTTTTTGTATAATAACCCTTCACTTGGTAATTTAAGTAGGTCATAAGGCACGTCTTCTTGTGGAGTACTTAAAGCCGCATATCTATCTTCATTAGATAATTCAATTTTTTTATGCGCTTTTGTTTCAGGTTGTGAATAACTTACTTTAGGTTTAACATCAATTGGTGCTTCAATTTCTAGACCTTGAGCTTCAGCCTTTCTTTGTGCGATTAATTCATCTCTTAATCTTAATTGTTCTTCTAAACGCTCAAGACTTTCTTTATTCATTTGAGCTTGAGCCTCCATTTCACCTTTAGATTTGTGTTTTTCGATGATAGCTAATTCTTCTTTAGCTTGTTGAGCTATTTTTGTGCCAGTTTCATTGGCTTCCTTCATAGCATCAGTCATTTTTGATGCTGGGAATACATTTGGTTTTTCCATTTTATAAAAACTTATTTAAATATATTATATACTATAAATACTTAAAATAAAGTTTTTTTTCTTAATTGTAGATATTATCGATAGTTCTTTCACCATCTTCTTTTGAAAACCATTGACTATTTTTAACGTCTGTTGGTTCTGGTTGGTTAAGTGGACAACCACATGTTTCATCTAAATCTTCTTCTAATGGTAATTCCATATCATTACCCAGCATAATTTCGTTCACATCTTCGTTGGCATATCTTCCATCCCAACTAAATTTAGTTTCTTTGATTAAAATTTCTTTTAATCTTTTAAATTGTGCTTCGGTTATCTTTAATTTTGTTTTCATTATTTTAAGATTTTAGACAATTGAGGGTATAAATCTGGAACAATAGTGTATTTAACTACTTTTTCTTCAGCATATAAACTTTGAGCATTCATTCTTTCTTGAAACCTCTTATTAGCTTCACGCATTGCTGATTTTTTATCATTTCTTCTTGTCATTTTATATATATTTAATCCATGCCCAGAATTTTCTTTCATTAAGATAATCTAGGTTATCATCATTAGAATGCGCTTCTCTTTCAAATGAAATGTTATTATACGCCTTTGTGCCGTATTTAAAAAGTTTTATAAACCATTCAATACCATACCATAAATAAAATGGTATCACTAACATTTCTTGTTGTTGTTTTATATGAATTGATTCGTGATTAATAATTTTTTTAGCCACATTTTTATAATATTGTGAGCTATTATATCTTTCTCTTAATACGATATATGGCCATAAAGTAACGCCACCTATTTTCATAAACCAACTAATTGAGTCTAAGAATTTATCACTGTATTTAACTATTGGTATTTTCATAAAATCTGTTTAATATAAATATAAAAAAAAATCACTTAGGTAGCGAAACTTAAGTGATTTTAATAGCCGTTTGACTATAATCGGTCCTAAACCGTTTATTTTCATTTCAAACCACATGACATATTGTATATCATTATTTGAAATTTTAGAATCCTAATATTTGACGTAGCTATTTTACTTTTTAATTTGTAACTAACTGATAATCAGTATGATACTAGAATATTAATATTGCTCTGTCAAATCTCAATGTAGCTGTGATATCTGCGATACCATCATCATCCATTGCTAAATCACCAAAACCAACATTTGTTAACATCGTTCCTTGTAATTGCCATTTTTCAACAACAACACCAGTTGGGTCTAACATTTCAATTTCAACGTCTTTTTTATATCCAGCAGCGTAACCTTGTCTTCCAGTTACTGACTCAGATTGTAATCTTACCCATTCCATAATAGCTTGAGAAGATGAAGGCCCAATTGCATCCCTGAAAACAACGTCTATTGTTGACCAAGTAAATCTACCAATAACCCAAGTTGAAGTATTCAAGAAAGGAATCTCCACTTCATTTTGTTCTATTGAAGGACGTGATGCTGATTGCAACCACCATTGTTGAATACCTAATTCGGCTGGAAATCTCATTAACCATCTATTTTTTTTCTTAGGCTCGTATGGTACGGGCATTTTCATCAATAAATCTGACATATTTTCTTGTTTTTTTAAATTTTTTGTAGTATCATTGTAAAATACTAATTGTTATTTAATAATAAATATAAAAAAAATGAAAAAAAATATTAAAAAGGTTGATAAATTTTTAGAAAAGGTTAAAAATAAATTCAAAAATAAATTCGATTATTCAAAAATGAATTACCTAGATAGTCAAACACCAATAGATATCCTATGTAATGAACATTTAATTTATTTTAAACAAACACCTATTGAACATTTAAGAGGTTATAAAAAATGTGTTTTATGTGGTGGTAAAGTTACTAATTTAGATGAGTTTTTAATTAAAGCTAAAAATACTCATGGTAATAAATATAATTATTCTAAAACGGTGTATAACGGTTCTGAAAATAAATTAATAATAACATGCCCCAAACATGGTGATTTTAAACAATTACATATAAAAAAACTCCTTAATAAATCATTAAGGAGTTTTTTATTATATTAATACTTTATATGTCCTCGAATGAAGCACCAGTATTCATTACCACAAATTCAACTGTGATGAACTCTAAAGCTCTAGTTGGTTTTATTAAAATTCTACCATTTAATTCACCTCTATCAATTGATTCAGGTGTGTTATCAACTTCTACACGGAAATCTGTAAGACCTCTTTCACTTCTAATGTTTTCAAGAATTGGGTTAACCAATGTTTTGAATTGATTTCTTACTACTTCATCGTTTTGTTCGAATAATAATCTTATTGATACAGCAGATATTAATTTTCTTGCTTGTAATAATAACCTTCTTACGTTAAGTCTGTTTAATGCAGAATCTTTAGTTTGTAAGTTTTTATTACCAAATATAACAAGTCCTTCAGAAGCGAATGTTGCAATTGGGTTAATTCTACCTTCATACAATGTATCTCTTTCATCTAGAGTTAATTTTTTTCTTGCTTTAATCGCTTGCACAACACCTCTTTGAACACCCGCCACAGCAAACCATGGGAATGATACATTATCAGTTAATGCGATATTTCTACACACATCTCTTGTAGGCGGTAAGTAAAGTAATACGTTGTTATCTGTATCAGATACTTGCACCCAAGGCCAGTATGTTGCAGTATAGTTACTATCGATTCCTGTATTATCCAATGTAGAAACTACATCATCAACATCTAAGATATCTTCAGTACCAGCATTTCTATCTGGTGTAGTTACAATATAAATTGAATCACATCTTTGCTCTTCAACCATTTCAATTGTAGCTTCAACTAAATTTGTTTGATTAAATACATCAATACCTGGTGTTGCTAACACATTAATGTTAATAGCTTCAGGGTTATTGAATGTGTTTATAGCTTCAAAATAAGCGTAATAATCGGAAGTTGTTCCTAAATCACCGTTACTCACAACTTTAGTTTCAATTGCAGTACTTGTTATAGCTAAACTACTTTTAGCTCCACCAATTTTGAATGTGTCAGTGTTTGTTCTTTCACTATTTCTAAAGATATCCCACCCATCAAAACCACCGTAAGGTGCCATTGTGAATTTACGAGAATATATCTTTTCGTAGCTAGTACCAACTATTCCAGCATCATCTCTAAGTTCAGAATCACCATTAACAAAGGTGTATCCAGCTAACATACTGTTAGTTGCACCGCTATCCATGTGGAATCCATCAGTAACACCACTTGTTACTGTTAAATCAGTACCTAAGTAATTAAAGAAATTTTGGTCAATACCAACAGTATCAGATAAACCTAAATAAATTTTTCTAATTTTAGAATATGCAGCGTAAGATTGGTTATACCCAATTGAAGGTGCATCAACACCACTATAAATTCTTGATGGAACACCTGTAAAACCAGCTGGGAAAGAAGTTGTAGTATCTTCATCTTCATCCAATTCAAGTAATACATAATTTGAGTTAGATGCATAAAAACCATCTAAAGTACCAATTCTTCTAGCAACGAAGTTATCTGAAGTTGGGTCCATAGTACATCTTGAAAATCTTTCTAATGTAACAGGGTTTGCATCAGTATCATAAAAAGCCCTAATTCTAACATCGAATTCTCTATCATCAGGTTTAATATTTTCAATTGAAACCTTAATTTCAGAGTTTGCAGTATTACCATCAGATATTGTAACTAATCTAAATAATTTTTTAATAACGTTACCGTTAACCTCTGAAACTACCCATGGTGTTACAGCTGGTAAATATTCAGTTTTATAATCTGAAAATATAGACGCATTATCAATTAACCCAACAGTTAATCCAGTCACACCTGAAGTAGAAATTAAATTTTCTAACATCTTTGAATAAATTTCCTCAACATAAATAGGTGCTTGACCTGTTTCAGCGTTAGTACCTAATACTCTAGTAATGAAATTCTTTTTGGTTGAATCAAAAGAAACGTTGTATGTAAATCCAGTACTTGTTGTTGAAGCCCCACTAAGAGTAAACTCAGCCTTAGCATCAGCAGTCAACGCACTTAAACTATCAACCATTCCTAATGCGGTAGTTTGGAATGTTAATGTTTCAGTACCATCATAAGCGGCTCTACTTCTTAAAAGCGCAACCACTTGGTTATTATCAGCTGTTATCGCCCAAGATTGTCCAGCATCATAGCCTGAAAATCCTAAAACTCTAGTCACATACAGTTGGTTTGATTTTGTGAAATATGATTTTGCGATATATGGCAATTCATATTTTGGGTAACCTGTGCTGGCTACTTTTGTTGCGTTAAGACCACCGAAAAACGCTTTGAACTCGTTAAAGTCAGAAACAAAAATTGGTTGGAAAGCTGGACCTTTTGTTGTCTCACCTACCAAACCTAATGTTGTTACACCAACTTGACGTGTTACAAATGATAAATCTTTCTCTGAAGTGTAAACTCCTGGGCTTACGAATACTCTGTTGTTAGAACTCATGTAATTAATATTTTAAAGTTTGTAATTCTTATTTTTAAATAAATATATAAATTTTTATCAAAAGGTTTTATTATATATTACATATATAATAATTAGTATGATTTTTGTCTTAGTTTTATCATACTTCCTCTATATTTATAATAAAAACCCTATGAAAAGGAGTAAAAACTTGAAAATCACACCAACAACACATAAAATTTTAAAAGATTATTGTCAAGACAATGGTCTTAAAATGTTTGGGTTTGTTGAGAAGTTAATCAAGGATGCTTGTAAAAAACAAGCAGACTTATATGGTGAATAACCTCTATATATAAATATGGAAAAAAATTCGTAAAATTAAATTACGGATTATTTGGCTTATTTTTAAGTAATTCAGTATTGACATTCCCTGTATGTTGAATCTGTCCAGTAGCAACCAATATATCATATAACATTTTACCGAATGTATCGGCAGTTTGATGGTCAGCAGTTAATTTATCCCAAACCGCAGCGGCTATCACTGTTGTATCAGCACTAAATGACCTGTACCTGTATCAAAGGTTGCACCAGTGAAGAACTCAAGAGTAGTTCCACTAGTCCCACCGCTAATTAATACGGTTTCAAATACATATGTTCTATTAATATTACTCATTATTTAACTAATCCTTTAATTTCAAATCTAGCTTCTTTAGTTACATCTCTATCAACAGTTAAAGTTATTTCTTGGTTTGCTAAAATATTAAATGGAAGTGTTTGTTGAACTCCATTGATGGCTATATTGACATTTGTAACGTTTGTTACGTATGTTATTGACCTTATTTCAGCATCATATTCTGGTACTATTATAAATTCTTCAGTATAATGGTCCGCTTTAATAACAACGTTTAAAATTATCTCATCAATATCTTTAAATGACCTAATAACTACTTTAGGTTT